CTAAAAGGTATCCTAAATTGGATATCTGGGTCAACGATTTATATGAACCTCTCTATAACTTCTGGTGTGAGTTGAGAGATCACGGTCGTGAGATGAGAGATCAACTTGTGCAGCTAAAGTATATTCACTGTGATCCTACATCTGCAGAAGTATTGTTTAAGCAATCAAAGGACTATCTAAATGGAACACAAGGTGATCAATCCAATCTATCTCGTGCTGTTGCTTTTTACGTTATTAACAAGTGCTCTTTTTCTGGTCTCACTGAATCCTCATCTTTCTCAAAGCAGGCTTCAGAGAGCAATTTCTCAATGCGAGGCATTGATAGACTCCCAGACTTCTCGTTGATGATTAAGAATTGGAAAATTACTAACCTATCTTATGAAGAGCTACTTACCGACGATCGAGACACCTTCACTTACCTCGACCCGCCCTATGATATTAAATCTAACTTATACGGAAGGCGAGGTAGTATGCACAAGTGCTTCGATCATGACACCTTTGCTGCTGATTGTGACCGTTTTATTGGTCCTCAATGCATATCTTACAACTCGTCTAATCTTGTTAAAGAAAGGTTCGAAGGGTGGACAGTAGCAGAATTTGCACACACTTACACCATGCGCTCCGTGGGGAGTTATAATACAGATCAAGCGTCTCGCAAGGAACTCGTCCTTTTAAATTATGAAGTGTGAAGTGAAACTCTACGTTGCAGGTCAGGTCTTCACCGAAGAGGTGATCGCTCGCAACTATCAAGAAGCCAGGGAGGTTGCCCTGGCACGTAATCCTAATGCCAAAGTTCTTGGTGTGACTGCTGTATTTAAATAATGGAACTAAAGGACTATCTTTATAGTATTAATCAATCAAAAAAGAATCTACTTGATGATAATCAGGATGCTGTAAAAAAGTATCCTCCTTTTATTATCAACAAATGTCTGTCTGGTTTTACTGATAGCATTCTTTTTGCTAACGAGATGAACAAGTATCATCAGTTAGATAAGAAGATGCAATATGACTTTTACATAAATAGTTTGAAGCCTAGAAAGCGTTTTACGCCGTGGGTGAGAAAAGAAACTCTTGAGCATCTTGAATTGGTGAAGCAATATTATGGTTATAGCCATAACAAAGCCGTCGCTGCATTGAGGATTCTCACGAATTCTGAATTAGATGAGATTAAAAAACTATTAGATACAGGCGGACAAAGATGACAACTGAAATTGAAGTACAGTGGCAACCCTCTGACATGGTGGAAGTGAGTTTGTCCGAACCAGATGACTTTCTAAAGGTTCGTGAGACACTCACTCGTATCGGCGTTGCTTCTCGTAAAGAACGTAAACTATATCAATCCTGTCATATCCTTCACAAACAGGGTAGATATTATATTGTACACTTTAAAGAACTGTTTGCTCTTGATGGTAAGAAGACAAACTTTACTTTGAATGATTTACAAAGACGCAATCGTATTGCACAATTGCTATCAGACTGGGGACTGGTTGCTATTGTTGATGCTACTGCTATTGAAGATGTAGCACCTCTCAATCAAATTAAAGTTCTTGCTTTTAAAGATAAGGATGAATGGACGCTTGAGTCCAAGTACAACATCGGTCGAAAGAAAACAGAAGTGTAAACCGAATAAAAATGTGCGGGGCTCAACACCCCGCTTTTTTTATGTTCGATTATAATTAGTAGTGGATGCCGTAATGGGTCCATTAACAACTCTCGCTTACTCAAGGAGACTATCAATGAATAAATACGCTTGGGACGTTTACTCTCCCTTCTATGTGGGATTGGATGATGTTTTCCACAGACTCGAATCGATGACGAGTCATAATAAAAACTATCCTCCCTATAATTTAATCAAACATGACGCCGCTAATTACGAAATTGAAATCGCTTTGGCGGGATTTAAAAAAGATGAGATCGAAGTATCTACTGAATCAAACATTCTCCGAGTTGCCAGCAAAGATACGAAAACAGATCCTAATGTCGAGTATCTCCACAAAGGATTATCAAAGAGATCTTTCTTAAATACATGGCAACTATCTGATGATCTGCGTGTGTCCGATGTAGCATTTGCGGACGGTTTATTGCGTATTTCGCTGAAGAAAATTATTCCCGATCATCAGAAGAAGGTGACATATTCTATTGCAGACACAGCAAAGGAATTGCTGTTAGAATAAATAACTGCGACCCAAATATCGTCGGCGCAGACAGAGGGGTAACTGGCCAAATCCAGTTGACACCCCTCTTTTTCTGTGTTATCATACTATTATCCATTTCGTATAAACTATGGCTACATCTATTGTTGTGCTCCAAACAGGAGAACGTGTTATTACCGATCTTCAGGAAATGCGTGAGAACAATGACCCAGAGGGCAAACCTGTATGCCTGGTCATGATTCGACCTTACATCTTGAGTGTGGAGAAAACTGTTGGTGATCCATCTTCGCAAGAAGTTCAGGTTCGTTTCAGCAAGTGGCTTCCATATTCCACCGATACCGAATTTAAAGTGGCGTTCTCTACACTTATCTCTATCGGTGCTCCTGATCCTGGATTGATTGAAGCCTATAACAACACTGTTGCACAGGCTCAAGCAGCAGAAGCAGCTGCTACTCGCACTGAAGTAACTCAAGCACCTGCTGCTGACACTGGTTTCGTTCCTAATGATGCTGAAACTGCTCAAGTTTGACGGTCATTGGATCGTCGCAGAGGTTGAAGAGATTCCTGGTGTAGAGTTCGGAGACCCCGACTGTGTGCTAAAATACCCATGTGAAGTGAGCGGGGATGGAGCAGTGCCCTTCCCCGAGTTCAGTGACGACCGAGAGCTTGCTGTTCGTTCATCGGACATCACTCTCATTTGCGAACCATCTGCTATGTTCGCATCATTATATTATGATCTGAAAGACAAAGAGGACGAATGAAGTTTTACACCAGTGTCGAACAATCTGGAAACAACATTTTTGTAAGAGGATATCAAGATGGTAGAGCATTTGAAGATAAGGTAAAGTTCAATCCTACTCTCTATCTACCATCTCTCAAACCTACAGATTGGAAGACACTGGACGGTAAGTACGTTCGCCCTGTGCAGCAAGGCACTATCAAAGATGCCAAGCAATTCATTGAAGAACATAAAGAGATCCCTGACTTTGAGATCTGCGGACAGACACGCTTCTTGAATCAATATATCTTTGATCAGTATCCTGAAGAGGAGATGAAGTACGATATCAATCAGATTCGTGTCTTCACTGTTGATATTGAGACAGGTGCCGAGAACGGATTCCCTGATATTGAGTCGGCTGACCAGGAGATCCTGTTGATCTCGCTGAAAGACTCCCACACTGGTAAGATCTCTGTCTTCGGTACACGTCCATTCAAGAACACCGAGAAGGACGTTCATTACATGCACTTCCAGACGGAAGAGGGTATGCTCAAGGCATTCCTTCACTGGTGGTCTGGCAATTGCCCTGACGTTATCACTGGATGGAACGTGCAGTTGTTCGATATTCCGTATATCGTCCGTCGCATTGAACGTATCCTAGGAGAGAAGGAGGCGAGACTTCTATCTCCGTGGAAGAATATTTTCTGCAGGGAAGTCTACATCAAAGGCAGGAAGAACATTGCCTATGACATTACTGGTGTGGCTACTCTTGATTACCTTGAGTTGTATCGTAAGTTTACTTACACCAACCAGGAATCATATCGTCTTGATCACATTGCCTTTGTAGAACTGGGACAGAACAAACTGGATCACAGTGAGTATGATACCTTCAAAGAGTTCTATGATAATGACTGGCAGAAGTTTGTAGAGTATAACATCATTGACGTTCGCCTGGTGGACAGGTTGGATGACAAGATGAAGCTACTTGAACTTGCCATTACCATGGCGTATGATGCCAAGGTAAACTTTGAGGACGTGTATTCACAGGTCCGCATGTGGGATAACATCATCTACGTGTATCTTGCACGTCGCAACATTGCTATTCCTCCTAAACATCAAAGCACAAAGGACAACAAATATGCTGGTGCGTATGTCAAAGAACCTATTCCAGGGATTTATGACTGGGTGGTCAGTTTTGACCTCAACTCCCTATACCCTCACCTCATTATGCAATACAACCTCTCGCCAGAGACGTTGTTACCAGTTAAGCACCCTTCGGCTAACGTCGAAAGACTCCTGAATCAGGAGATTGATTTGAGTGATCTCGATGGCAAGACTGTGTGTGCAAACGGCACATACTACGACACCACATTTCGTGGTTTCTTGCCTGAATTGATGGACAAAATCTACCAAGAACGTACCATCTACAAGAAGAAGATGCTTGCTGCCAAGCAGCAGTATGAGAATACTCCTACCGTCGAGTTGCAGAAAGAAATCTCTCGCTGTAACAACATTCAGATGGCAAGGAAGATCCAACTCAACTCCGCTTATGGTGCTATCGGTAACGAACACTTCCGATACTACCGTCTGGAGATTGCAGAAGCGATTACAACGTCAGGTCAGTTGTCTATCCGTTGGATCAGTAATAAAACCAATGCATATCTAAACAAGATTTTGAAGACTAATGATGTTGATTACGTTATTGCTTGCGATACCGATTCTATGTATCTTAACCTCGGTCCTTTGGTCGAGGCTGTATTCAAGGGACGAGAGACAAATGATGAAATCATTGTTGGGTTCCTTGACAAGGTGTGTCAGGTGGAATTTGAAAAGTTTATTGAAAGTTCTTACCAAGAGCTCGCCACTTATGTTCGGGCATACGAACAGAAGATGAAGATGAAGCGGGAGAACATTGCTTCCAAGGGCATCTGGACTGCCAAGAAACGCTATATCCTCAACGTCTGGGACAGCGAGGGTGTTCGTTACTCCGAATCCAAGATGAAAATCTGTGGCATGGAGACGGCACGTTCATCCACTCCTGCATTCTTCCGCAACAAACTCAAAGAGGCATACAAGATTATCATCAATGGTTCTAATGATGATGTTCTTGAGTACATCGACAAGGTAAAGACTGACACTCGCAAGCAAGAGTATGCAGACATTGCTTTCCCTCGTGGTGTCAACAATCTGGACAAGTATCGTAGTCACACTGACATCTATAACAAGGGAACTCCTATCCATGTTCGTGGTGCCTTGCTCTATAATCATTATGTGAAAAAGCATAAGGTAGAGCATAAGTATGCTAAAATACAGGAAGGTGAAAAGATCAAGTTCTTGTACTTGAAAGAACCAAATCCCATTGGTGAGAATGTAATCTCATTCATGGGTCGCATCCCTACCGAGTTCAATGTAGAAAAATACATTGATTACAACTTGCAGTTCGACAAGTCGTTCTATGAACCTCTCAAGAATGTGTTAAACTGTATCGGTTGGAGCAGTAAGAAAACAGTATCACTTCTATCATTCTTTTAATATGGATTTTCTATCGCAAGTAATTAAGGATAGCAAAAATGAGTTTGCTTCTCTTGCATCTGATGGCATTGCTGCTGGTGACGTTGAAAGTTTCGTTGATACTGGTAGTTACATCTTTAATGCCCTGGTTTCTGGAAGCCTGTTTGGGGGTATTCCCTCAAATAAGATTACGGCTTTGGCAGGAGAGAGCGGCACAGGAAAGACTTTCTTTTGTCTTTCTGTCGTTCGTAATTTCCTTGATCTTGATCCTGATGCTGGCGTATTATATTTTGAAACCGAGTCTGCCATTAGTAAGCAGATGATTGAGAGTCGTGGCATCGACTCCAAGCGCATGGTAATCTTTCCCGTAAATACAGTGGAAGAGTTCAGGACCCAGGCGGTCAGGATTATTGACAAATATGTGGAACAACCGAAAGAGGATCGCAAACCACTGATGTTTGTGCTAGACTCTCTTGGTATGCTAGCCACCAACAAAGAGGTTGAGGATGCGTCGAACGACAAGAACGTTCGCGACATGACCAAGGCACAACTTATCAAGTCTTGTTTCAGAATCCTTACTTTGAAACTTGGTAAGGCTAATATACCTATGTTAGTTACCAATCACACCTATGATGTCGTCGGTTCTTATGTCCCTACAAAAGAAATGGGGGGAGGCAGTGGACTCAAGTATTCTGCTAGCACAATCGTATATCTCGGAAAGAGAAAGGAAAAAGATGGAACGGATCTCGTCGGAAACATTGTCAAATGCGAGGCTAAAAAGTCTCGTCTGAC